GATCGAGCCTGTCGCGCCGGCCAGGCCGGGCGGAACGGGGATGCCGCCCATCTTGTGCCAGGCGAAGTCGGTGGGCGACGCGCCATAGGCCAAGATCAGCGAGTTGGCCGACGCCTCCCAATCCAGTCGGAACTTCTGGTCCTGCACGTCGAAGTCGATGCCGATGATCTTCGTGTGCAGCCCGGGATAGAACACCTGGCCGCCGATTGTGACGCCGTAGACCCCGGAGGAGGTGGCGTCGAAGATCTTCTGGTTCGTGATGCCGCTGCCGTCGGAGACGAGGCCCACGTTGAGCACGACGTTGCGGAAGCCGTTCTCGATGATCTGGACTGAGGCGACGTCGGCCATGGTGTCCTCTCCGGCCCGCCAGGGCCATCCAAGGGTGAAGCGGAACTAGACCTGGGCGACCCCGAAGAGCCCGATGGTGGGATCGGCTTGCACGGCGGTCAGGGACGGCCAGCAGCGGATCACCAGCCGCTTCGTGCCATCCGCGGCGTCCTGCACTGCGTAGGTGCCGCGAACGTCACCGGTGGTGTTCGTGGCGGGCGTAGTGGCGTCGGGGACGACGAAGCCGGTGTTGGCGGTGATGAGCGCGTCGTTCCAGTGGATCAGGCTGTCACTGAAGAGCAGCGTCTTGATCGGCAGGCCGAAGATGTCGAGCGTTCCGACGCTGTAGTTGTGGGCGTCGCTGAACTGCGGCACGACGGAGGTGACGAACTTCCACGCCTTCTTGCCCGCGGTCGTCGCGATGCCAGCCGCGGCGGTGATCTTCTCCGTCATCGGGTAGCCGAAGGTGTCGTAGCCCGAGATGATGAAGTCGCCGCCAGCGCCGCCCGACACGCCCGTGATGGACAGCGCTCGCGCTCCGAGGCTCGCGCGATCGTAGAAGGTGGTGAAGCCCTTGTTGCCGAACTTCTTGAGCGCCGGGTTGCCGTCGATCACGAGCGCGGCGGCGGGGACGACATTCAGGCTGGGCATGACGAGCAGGCCGCCGGTCGGGACAACGGTGATCCCGGTCGAGGCGGCCGCCAGCGTCATCGCCACACCGCTCGAGGCGTTGGCCAGCGCCACGATCTTCGCGGTGCCCTTGGTGGCGGGCGTGAAGCTGAGCGCCAGGCTGTCGGCCCCGTAGAAGCCCACGACGCCCGCGCCGGTGTCGGACTGTGCGGTGTTGTAGGGCAGGCGGTGGTCCTGGATGCCGGCGCCGAGGTAGTCGACGCTGGGCCCGGCCAGGGCCGGGAGACCAAGCGAGCCGGGCGGCATGCGGGCGAGGACGCGATGGACAGGCGCCCAGAATGCTGAAGGTGTACCGGCCATCGTCGTTCTCCTGAGCCTGCGGTCTTCGCGGGCTGCGGTTAGAGGTTAGGAGCGGCCGTAGGGGCCGCCCCGCCCGGTCCCAGGCGCCTAGACGCCGGGGGTGCCGAACCAGCCGCGCCAGTCCGTCCAACCGGCGCTGAAGCGCATGTATTGGGCGGCCTTGGCGTTCTTGGTGTCGAACTCGTTGTCGGTGTCGAACATCGGCTTGTCGCGCCACAGGAAGCGCGTGCCGTAGGGCGCGTTGGTCCGAATGAACCAGGCGGTGGCCGAGGTGAAGTAGTGGTTCACCACGATGCCCTTGGGGAACATGCCCGACGCCTTGATGACGTTGATGGCGTTGTTCGCCGTGTCGTTCTGCAGCACCGAGTTGATGATGCGGTTGGCGTCGAAATACTGCGAGGGCGAGATGGCCAGGCATTGCGGCGTCAGGCTGATCTTGTTGCCGCGGTAGTCGGTGGCCTGCATGATCTGGATGCCGAGGTCCTCGATCGAGGTCTCCGACAGGTCCGCCGAGGTCGCCAGCAGGTTCGACTGGTTGCCCACCAGCGAGGGGTGGGTCGAGGCGATCATGCACTGGCCGTCGCCGCCGGTGAAGGTGCCGTTGTACGCCTGGTTGAACACCCCGGCCGACACGATCTCTTCCGTCTGCCGGCCGGCGAAGGCGAGCATGGCGGACCGGCGCTTGGAGACCACCTCATAGAGGTCGTCGCGCAGCTCCTCGAAGGTGACGATGTAGCCGCCCGCGTACGCCACGTGGGTGTAGCGGGTGACGGAGCCTTGCACCTCGGCGTCGTAGTTGAGCGCGCCGCCCTGGTCCTTCTCGCGAAGGATGCCGAACCCGGAGATTTCGACGTCTTCCTCATACGCCTTGTCGGACGTCTCGACGTCGAACAGCATCGGGTACTCTTGGTCGTGCTCGGCGTACTGCCGGCCCCACCAGGTCTTGATCCCGGGCCAAAGGGCTTTCGGGTGTGCACCGGTGGTGATAACGCCGCCAACCGTGGCCATCGATGTTCTCCGCCGCCGCTGCTGTAATCCGAGCCCCTGGGCGACACACAGGGGGCCGGGTCGATGGTGAACTTAGTAGCCGGAGGCGCCCCACAGAGCCGGCAGGTTGATCCGGCAAAGCCACTTGGCGTAGTTGCCGATGGCGTTGTCCGGCGCCCGCAGGAGCCCGATGATGCGGATCTGGAAGGTGGGATTGGCGTTGCCGTCGTCGCTCGAGCTGTCCAGCAGCCAGCCGGAGAAGCCCGTCACGGTCGAACCGGCGCCCGCGATGAGATTGACGTTGGTGAAGCCGCCGTTCGCCGCGGCGATGAAGCCGGCCGACAGGGGCAGCGAGTCCTCCTGCGCGACGTAAAGCTGGTTGGGGTCGTCCAGGCAGAAGCCGTAGTTGAGGATCGACGCCTGGCGGTAGACCGGTAGGTCCCGCGTGATCGTCGAGGCGGCGTTCGCGGCTTTCGCGGGGCCGTTGGCAATGCCGTTGAAGGCGCCCAGGATCGTGTTTCCCGCGCCAGCGGTGGCGATGGTGACGATCGGGACCCCGAAGGCGTCGGCGACGCCGGTGGGCACCAGCGGATCGCCCAGGAAGATGTTGTTGGAATCGTTCGCTGCGAATGAGACCAGACGCCCGCGTCCGGTGGTCACGCCAGCGTTGTTCGTGATGGGACGCAGCCCCATCGGAGCGTTGTTGTTGGCCATAGCGGTGAAGCCCTCAAGGTTGCCGAACGATGACGATGACCGCCCTACTTGGCGAAGACCGTCTTGCCGTGCGTGCCTGAGTGCGTGGGCGCCTGGCCCGAGAGCTAGTTGCTCTTTTCGATGGTGAGGGGGCCTGAGCCTGTCTCAACCGGGTCGTAGAACTTGCCTGCGTCTGACTTCTGGGCCGAGCCGGCGGGGGCGCGGAAGGGAGAGCCTTTCAAGGCGTCCAGCTGGTCGCTGGCCATCTTGTGCTTCGCCGCCTGGTCTTCCTCGAAGAAGACCTTGGGGATCTCCATGGCGTAGGCGTAGAGGACACCCTTGTCTCGGCCGGACCCTACGGCTCTGCAGATCGGCTTGCCGTCGGCGTCGACGACATGGGCATATCCGCTCGCCTTGGCTTCATCGATGCGTCCTGCGACATCGTTGAACCAGTGCCGGTGATAACCTTGTCTTTGGGCGAGCGCAAGCTTCTGGCTGTAAGCGCCCAGCGGCTTACGCGTCGCGCGGATCCTGGCGATGGTCTCCGCGAGGCTCTCGTCGGTGTCGTTGTGCTCCATCGCGACGCGACCGGCGACCTCGACATCGGCGGTGCCGCCGCGCTCGGAAACCACGATCGATTCGCGCTGGACCTGCTCGCGGAAGGCCGCGGCCGCCCCGGGCTGCAGCGTGCGCTCATCGGCGCTCGGGCCATCCGGCTCGGGGCTGTAGAACCCGCTGCCGGGCGCACCGCCCTTGGCGCCGGCCATCGGTTCGGTGGCGGCCGCGGAAGCGGCGACGGGCGCACCGGGCAGGCGCGCGGCGGGGGCGGCGGCGGGAACGCGGCGAGGAGCCATGGCCTATTTCTTCCTGTGCTGCTTCATCACGTCGAGCACGTCGGCGTGGGGGTCGTCGTAGACCGCCATGTACTCCGCCTCGGTGTACTCGGGCATGCCGCGCTTGATGCTGTTGAACGCCGCGCGCGCCTGGCGGCGCTCTTCCTGGTCGCCGATGGCGTCGATCGGCGAGGCGCCCTGGCGCGGCCGGCGCAGCGGCACGGTGGACGGCTCCATCGAAGGGGCCGCACGGCGGCGGAAGGGGTCGCGTCGCTGCGGCATCTCGTCGCCCTCGGAGAAGTCTTCGGGGAAGGCTGCGCGCATGCGGTTGAGCACGATCGCGAAGCGCTCGGTTAGGGTGGCATCGGGGTCGCGCAGGGACTCGCCCTTCTCGAACTCGATGGCGGCGTTGTGCAGGTAGGGACGCGTCGTGTCATTGAACCACGGGTTCGCGGCGATGAACGCGCGGGTCTCGGGCGGCATGGTGGGCGCGGGCGCCGGAGGTGGCTCGGCACGCGGCGGCGGCTCTTCGCGCTGATCCTCGCGGGCGCTGTCGAGCGCGTTGAGCTCGGCGGTGATCTGGTCGAACGCCACCTCGTCGCCGGCCGAGACTGCTTCCTTCTGGCGCGCGAGGATGTCGTCGCGGGCGCGCTTGTAGCCGCGCTCGTCGGCGCGCTGGGCCAGCGCTGTCGCGGCGCGGATGGCCTCGGCTTGATCGCCGACGGTGCGCTTCAGGCCCTCGAGCTCCTCGCCCTGCCGCACTAAGCGCTCGCTCATGCGCCGGTTGTTGTCGCGCATGATCGGCCACTCGCGCTCGCCCTTCTCGAGGAACTCCTCGGCGGTCGTCCAATTTCGCGGGTCGCCTCGGTACTCGTCGCGCGTGGGGTTCTGCGGATCGGCCGGCATTGGCCGCCAGCCCTGGGCCCTGGCGCGTTCTTCGACAGAGACCGGGTCGAGCTCCTCGTCCTCGAAGTCGCCGTCCAGATCGTCGTCGGAGTCGGTCATGGACATCGGGAGCTCCCTATTCGACGCGGTGAACGATGTCGGCGCTGGCGGCGGCCTCGGCGTCGAGGTAGCCGCCGGCCAGGCAGTTGTAATCCATGAACCGGTAGAAGCCGCCGTCCATGCCCATCGCCACGACGCCCGAGTACTGCGCCACGTAGACGCGCTCGCCGGCCAGGGGCTTGTCGCCCTGCCAGGGGCGGCCGTTGTCGAAGTAGTGGAACGCCTCGGGGCCCACCGCGTAGATGCAGCCGGTGACGCTCATGGCGTCCATCCGCTCCTTGCGGTCGTCGGTAATCATCACGCTGCCGACGGTCTGCGAGCACTCGTCCATGCGCACGAGGATGTTGCGCCCATAGGGGCGAAGGCCGGAGGTGTTCTCGCCCGACCAGGGGGCCGGGATGTAGTCGGCCTGGGCGCCTCGGATCGTGCTGACGATCTCGGCCGCCGCTGAGCCTGTGACGACGGCTGCCTTAGCGCCGCCAACCGCACTTCCCATGCCTACGTCTCTTCCTCAGCTTCGGCCGGTTCCTTGCCGTAGAAGCCTTGTATGGCCTCAAGAGTGATTCCCCGCAAATTCCGCATCGCGATCAGCTTGCCGCGCACGACGTCGGGGTTGCGGTCCTCGTGGGTCTCGCCGCTGTGGAATGCGCCCGCCTCGAGAAGATCGGCGGCGAGCTCGCGCCACACCGCGATCTGGTCGTCCTGGAACTGCAGGAAGGCCGCGGTGATGGGCCCGTGCTGCCAGAGCATCCACTCCTGGGGATTGATCTCGAGGAGGACAGTGTCGGGGCGGTCGAAGCCGGCCATGGGCTATTCCTGAGGGGTTTGCAGGGTGGCGGGGAGCGCGGCGGCCGGCGGCGCAGGCGGCGCGGCGCCAGGCTCACCACCGGGCGTGGGCTTGTTGACGGCCGGCCCTGGTTCGGAGGGCGCCGTCGCCTGCGGGAAGTCCGCTGCCTCGGCCATCGAGCGCTCGTGCGCCCGCTGTAGGTCGTCGGACGCCGCGCGCACGGCGGTGTCGTGGTACTTGTGGTCGACACCCGCCGCCTTGGTCTGGGCGTTCAGCGCTTCGATGCGCAGGCGCATGAACGTCAGTTGCGCGTCGATCTGGGCCTCCTGGGCCGCGCCGGCGTTCTTGCGCGCCAGGGCCATGTTCAGGAAGGCGTGCGTCTGGTGCTCGAGCTCCTGGGCGCGGGTCAGGCCGAGCTCCGCCTGCTGTTGCTGCATCGCCATCTGCATCGCCGTCGTGTCGGGCTGGACGAAGAGCGTGTCGATGCGGTCCATGTTCGCCGCCTGGAAGAGGCGCTTGCGGATCTCGACCTGGTTCACGAGCGGGTCGCCCTTGAACATCATCAGGATCTCGGAGCGCGCCAGCTTCTGCATATCGGTGGTCATGGTCGGGTCGGCGATCGGGGTCACGCCGCCGCCCAGGCGGTAGTCTTCCTTCGTCACTTCGCGCGCCACGTCGCCGGCCAGGT